ATTTGACCATTCAATTACGTTTGGGTTCGAATCAAGGTGCACCATGACTCGGCGCTCCCATAATGAACGATACCAAATGTTCGTCGGATCACCTAAATATTTATTGGTATTTTTAGGACTAAATTTGCCACTGTATGCCATCTCTTATTTATAGGAACATTTAATGGCTCAACAATCCGTAGTCAGTCAACCTGTAGTAACGAAGGGTGGCACACAATCATCTGATCCAAGAAATGGAAGTTCAAGACCTGTAAATGGTCCTCAGAGTAAAACTGAAAGCACACCATTTGAATTCAATGATCTCCGATTTCCACCTAATGTCGGAACCGTGGACAAACATCTTCATTGGATTAAGTTTATACCAAACGTACAAAACAAATCTGGGTATAATGTAAAGAAGGCAACTGGTCCAAGTGGCGGAGAATTATTAAGCAGAGTAGATTCAAACAGACTGCAAACTGGCGGTCAACTTGGTTCGAAGAGCGATTATTTCGACAGTGCTCTCGGTGCAGTTGGTGGCGGTGCTGCTTTGGCAGGTATCTATGGAGTCATTAATGGAGTCGGAAAGGCTCTTGATGCCGCCGATGCTCCAGGTGCGAGTGTTGGTTCCGTAGCCGCATCTGGAGCAGGTGGTGCTTTGGCTGGAGTTCTTACTGGTGCGTTTGCTGGTGCGGTGGTTTCCGCAATCGATTTGACTCGTAAAACTCGCCGAGCCGCAGGTTCAATTGGTCTTTATATGCCAGACACTGTTAATCAAACAGTTGTCAACGATTACGATCAAGTGAGTTTAACACAAGCACTCGGAACTGCAGGACTTATTCTTCAATCTGGTGGCGCGATAACTGAAGGTGTCGTTGGTCAAGTTATGGACGGTAAGAACTTTGGTCAAACGACTGGTTCTGCTGCTTTGTCTGAACTTGCAGGTGCTGCCGCAGAAAAAACTGGAGCATTCGGTCAGGGTATCACAGACGTTCTTTTATTCTCTGCGGGATATGCGCAAAACCCTCAAGTTGAATTGTTATTCAAAACGATTCAAAATCGTGAATTCCTTTTTGACTTTAAGTTTGTTCCAAGAAACAAAGCAGAAGCCGAAAGCATTATTAAAATTATTCAAACGTTTAGATTCTTCGCTGCTCCAGAAATTCCAAAAACAGGAAATGGTCGTTATTTTATTCCTCCATCTGAATTTGATATTATCTTCATGTTAGGTTCAGCAAGAAATCCAAATTTACCTCAGATCTCAACTTGCGTTCTTCAGGGTATTGATGTAAACTATGGTAGTGCTGGACAATGGACGGCATTTAAAGACGGTATGCCAGTAGAAATCTCAATGCAACTTCGATTTAAAGAAATCGAAATTATGCACAAAGAACTTATCACTAAAGGTTATTAATGAAATACTTCGAGAGTTTTCCGCTTACACCATATACACTCAACACTGAGAATACATTTAGTCCTCAGTTAGTGACGAATATTCTTGCGCGTTCTGCTTTCTTAAGAGAGATTGCAAATAATACTTCTATTGCGTATGAGTATTCTGTCAAGGATAGCGACACACCAGAAATTCTTGCTCATAAGATTTATGGCGATCCATATCGTAATTGGATAATCTTATTAATTAATAATATCATTAATCCTTTTTACGATTGGCCACTTAAAAACGATGCGCTAGATAACTATATCTTCAAAAAGTATGGTCAAGATATCGACGTCGCTCGATCAACAATTCACCATTATGAAAAAGAAACAACTAAGAAGTCGATTTATAATGGATTGTTAATTGACGAAGAAGTCGTTACACAAGAAATTTCTGCTTATGAATTAAACTATGTAACTAATCAGATTACTCCAACTGCACTACCTTCGGTTGCGGATACTTCAATTTCAATTAGTAGTGAAACTGTGGTATATCCAACATATACACTCACAATTGACGTTGTTCATAGAGCAGTTTCAAATTATACTTATGAATTTAACGAGAACGAGAAAAAGCGAAAAATAAAGTTACTTGAAGAAAGATACGTGCAGCGAGTTGAAGACGAATTTAGGAATTTAATGTTAAATGGCTGATAATGGCGTTTATAATTCAAAAGATTATGAGATTAAGAAACTAGAATTAATTAATTCTGGTGGACAAACTATTGATCTTCGTAATATCTTTCATGAAATGCAAATCTTTCAAGACATCTATTCATCGGTGATGAATGGAAATATTCTAATCAACGATGCAAGTGACACCTTTCGTCATTTTTATTTTTGCGGTAACGAATATTTACAAATTACCATTGATAAGCCAGGATTAAATCGTCCACTAGAAAGATTATTTCGAATCTACAAAGCAACAGAAAGAAAACCATCAACTGATTCTGGTCAAGTTTATGTTCTGCATTTTTGCGCTGATGAAATGCTTTCTTCTTTATCGCTACTTGTCAGTAAAGCATATAAAAGTACAAAGATAAAAAATGTTGTTTCTGATATTCTATTGAACGAATTAGGTGTTGATCAGCAGAGAATTGCGACTTTAGAGGACACTTCTGGTTCTTTTGATTTGATTATTCCAGGATATCGCCCATTCGAAGCCATTCAATGGGTAACTGCAAGAGGCTATGATCAGAACAAGTTTTGTTATTTCTTCTTCGAAAATAAAAACGGATTTAATTTAACTTCGTTGCAAACACTTATAAAGCAAAAGCCTTATAAGAAAATGAAGTACGAAATTAAGAATACTGACGGTAACGATCCAGCATTAAATAAAGATTCTATTGATAATTTTGTCATATTAAATGACTTTGATATGATTACATCTATATCAAACGGATCATTTTCTTCTCGTCTTTTATCAATTGACATTTTCACTCAGAAGTTCGAAAATATCGATTACAGTCTATTGACTGCAGAAACAAAGGGAAATCTGCTTAACAAATATAAACCTGTAAATACATTCAAGAATTCTAAAAATGATACGCTGTTCAATTCTCCGTATGCATTTTATAGAACATATTTGAGCGTAAACGATACAGCATCAGAAAAGAGTAACGATGTTAAATTCTGGATGCAACCAAGAGCCATGCACATGACTCTTTTAAATCACTTCAAGATTCAAATTGTAATTCCAGGTGATATTGAATTGAAGGCTGGCGATATTATATTCTACGAGTTTCCTGGATTTGAGAGTGCTGGTCCAAATGGCAAACCAATAGATAAAGCAAGAACAGGAAACTATATTGTAACATCAGTGAATCATAAATTCAATGGTGATACATTTGAATCGATTGTAGAGTTGGCTTCTGATTCGTTGTCTGAAGCCATTCCGCAAGCAAAAGATGGATTGAATAGATTAACTAAGAAAGGTAAATAATTATGAGAAAGATATATAAATTTTCAGCAACATGGTGCGGTCCTTGCAAAATGCTCGCTAAAACTCTTTCAACTGTTGAATCACCAATTGAAATTGAGGAAGTAGATATTGATGCAAATCCAACATTGACGCAACAATATCGAATTCGTGGTGTTCCAACTCTCGTTTTAGTCGATGGTGATACAGAAGTTAAAAGAAAAACTGGAGTAATGTCTGCGGCTGATTACTTGGCGTGGGTTAGCGAGTAATGCCAGGAGCAAAGAAAAATTTTATTGGACTCGAGGGGTTCATCTGGTGGATTGGCGTTGTTGAAGATCGCCAAGATCCAGAACAACTCGGTCGCGTTCGTGTGCGTTGCTTCGGCTGGCACACGGATGAAAAAGATAAAATTCCAACTGATCAGTTACCATGGGCGCATCCAGTAATCCCAATTAATAATCCCAATTTGTATACGCCAAAAGAAGGCGATATGGTCTTTGGATTTTTTATTGATGGTGATAATGGTCAAAACCCTGCAATTATGGGTGTACTTCCTGGTAAACCAGAAAAGAAACCAAATTACACAAAAGGGTTTTCAGATCCAGGAAAAGATCTTGGCAAACGCCCAAAGAAACCAGATGATCCTTCTGAGCAATATCCAAAATCAAAGTATCTGAGAGAGCAAACTACGAATCGTCTTGGTCGTGGAAAGGCAGATGGCACGATTATTGCTACGAGAAAAAAGAATCTAAAGAAAAATATTAAGTCGGCAGGTGGTGTAACTTGGAGCGAGCCAAACCCTCCATTTAAACCAACTTATCCATACAATAATGCACTCGAGACTGAATCAGGTCATGCTTTAGAATTCGATGATACTCCAGGTCAAGAGCGTGTGCATCTAGCCCATAAAAAAGGTGCATACATTGAGTTTGATAAAGACGGAACTAAACTTGAAAGAGTTCAGAAAGATAATTATACTGTAATCATGGGTGATGACTTTATCTATGTAAAAGGTAAAGCAGTTATTACAGTCGATGGAAACTTCAATCTTAAGACTTCTACAATCAATATTGAAGCCTCCGAAATTAACATGGCTTCTGATGGTGATGTTAAAATTAAGGGAAGAAATGTTAAGATTGAATCAACAAGTGGAATGGATCTAAAGGCTGGCGGCGCAGGAAAGTTTACTTCTGGCGCAAAATTATCACTCAAAGGCGCAACTGCTGCATTGGCTGGATCAACTGTTGATATTCCTGCAGCAAAGATTGGTCTACAGTCTGGGTCAGCAGCAAGTGCATCGGGAACAGGATTGAAAGGTGGAGGAACTGCGCCAAGTGCAGAAGAGCAACAAGATGCAGCAAACACAGCTGCAGCTGCAAGCACAACCTCTGCGAATACTGCAGCGAGTGCAAACTCAGTTGGCACGAGTGCTTCCACAAGTTCTGCTGCGGCAGGAGTTGATCCAAAAGCCAATCCAGATAATCAATTGGAAGAAGTTACTGTCACTGGTAAGAAAATTGACTCTGCTGAAACAGCAAGTAAGACAACATTCGGTAAGATCGTTGGTGGTATTACGTCAACAGTCAGTGGTGTTGTTTCTGATATTAAAAATGCGGCTGACGGAATTATTAAAGATTTTGCTGGATCAACTCCACTCGGAGAACTCTCAGCTAAAGTCGGAACGTTTGCTGAATCTGTGAATGACAGTAAGGGATTAATTCTGGGATTAGATGTTAAGAACAAAGGCGATGTTCTCGGAAAGATCGGTCAGGTCGCTACTGGAGCAGAGAATAAGAACATTGATTTCCCAATCGACTCTTCAATATCTAATGCCATAAATAATTTAAATTCAAACGCAACCGCTACAGCGCAAAAGGTAATGGGTAAACATCTTTATCCAAAGACTGAAACAGTCACTCTTTCTTCTAATACGGCAAATACGAGCGGATAATCATGGCATTATCAGAAGCAAAAGCAAAAATCATTGCTCGAATCGAAGCAAAGATCTTAGATAAGATCAATGACATGAAGACGAATGGCGGAACTTTTTTACAACAAACGCCAACAGTTACAGTGGGTGGTCTCCCAGTCGCGATAAGAATCGGTGGAACTGGAGCATTGGGTTCTCTTGGTAGCGCATTGAGTTCAATTAGTGCAGTTGTTCAAGCCGCAGGAGACATAGCAAGTCTCGTACAAAATCCGATGGCTTTAGTGGAATCTGCAGTCGGTAGCGCAATCTCTCAAGTTTCCTCTCAAATATCGGGAATTGCAGGGCAACTTACTGGTGGTCAATTAAGCAGTTTAAATGGTATTGTATCAAACTTCAATACTGCACTATCTGATTTTCAAGCCCATACTGCAAACCTTTCTGGTCTATCCTCTGCGATCAGCGACACTGTTGCCGATTTTAATAAAATTACCGATTTAGGCAATACAATTACAGGTCTAGGCTCTGATACTCGAGATTCATTTATACAAAATACTGCTTCTGCATTGTTCTCAGATACAAAGTTAAATGATGTTAAAGATACTCTAAATGTCTCGGTTCTGAATAAAATTAATTTGATCAAACAACAAGATGCAAATACTGCTGCAGGACAGGCTGCAATTGCAGGCTATGTAACCGAGATCTCTACCTTACTAAATAATCAGAAGAATACAGTAAGCGATATTGTAACAACTGATACTCATAACTTTAATGAGGCTGGTAATAACGTAACAGCCTCAACTTCTGTTATCGATTTAGCCGAACAATTTGCAGATACAAACAGTATGCAGTATGTGTTATTGAATCGTGTCGGAAAAGAGTCTACAATCTCTGCTTTTAATACTGCACTTACGGAAACAGCAACAGAATGAGTTTAATTGCTCGAAAATATTCAGATTTAGATCTCAATTTTACGAAACATCCAGTCACAAAAGATGTTTCCAAGAAAATTAATGAGAACGCAATTGCAACGGCGATACGAAATTTATTATTAACAAGTTATTATGAGCGACCATTTAAACCAGAATTGGGTTCAAATTTAAAAAAATTCTTATTCGAGCCAATCGATAATGTTACAACCTCTTTGATTCAAGACTCTATTTTTGAGACAATTAAGAATTTTGAGCCTCGAGTAACTATATCTGAAGTTGTAGCAACACCAAATTATGACTTACAACGATATGATGTTTATGTTACGTTTTTCGTTAGAAACACAGTTGAACCAATTACAATTTCTTTCTTCTTAGAGCGATTAAGATAACATGGCTAATCCTGATGCAAAACTCAAAGTTGCAGAACTCGACTTTGATGCAATTAAAACTAATCTAAAAAGTTTTTTAAAGTCACAATCGGAATTTAGCGATTATGATTTTGAAGGCTCTGGATTATCAGTTCTTTTAGATATTCTCGCATATAATACTCATTATATGGGATACTATTTAAACATGGTATCGAACGAGATGTTTATTGATACTGCTGTTAAAAGATCATCAGTCGTTTCTCATGCCAAATTATTAGGGTATGTTCCTCGCTCTCGCGTCGCTTCGAAAGCTGTAGTTGATTTGACAATCACGCCAGTCGCAAATGACTCAAATAGTGCAGTTACGATTCCTCGTTTCACTCGTTTTGTTTCTGAGTCAAAAGATGGAATTAATTATGTGTTCGTAAATCCAGCAGCACGTGTTGTTTCCAAGAATACTTCTACAGGATTATTCTTTGTTGATAATCTAGAAATTAAAGAAGGTCAACCAAACGCAATTACGTTTACATATGATTCTTCAACAAATCCAAAACAATATTTCGAACTACCAGATATTGGAATTGATACCTCAACAATTCAAGTAACAGTGCAGCGTTCTGTCGAAAATGCAAATCAAGAAAGTTATATTCTTGCTCAAGATGCAACAGATGTAGATGAAAATGCTGCCGTATATTATCTTGAAGAAAATAAAAATGGTAAGTATCAAATTTACTTCGGTGACAACGTTGTCGGTAAAGCACTCACCGATCAAAATATCGTTATCGTAAGTTATGTTATTACAACAGGTTCTCCTGCAAATAGTTTGAAAGAATTTAAACCTCTTGACACTATTTTAAATGGCGCAACAGTATCTGTTTCTCTACAAAGTGAATCAACTGCAGGTGCACCAGAAGAAGATATTGAGCGAATTCGTTTTACTGCACCAAAAGCATTTATTTCGCAAAATAGAGCAGTCACAAAGAACGATTATATCGCATTGATTAATCGCGATTATCCATACTTCGAAGCAGTGAATGTTTGGGGCGGTGAGGAAAATGATCCACCAGTTTATGGAAAAGTTTTCTTTACAGCCAAGCCACTTGGTGGTTACGAAATCACTGTGACAGAAACTGAGTTTGTTAAGAATAGTATTCTTAAGCCATTCTCAGTATTAACAGTTACGCCAGAATATGTTGAGGCTGATTATAATTACCTCAACATTCAAGCCGAAGTGAACTATGACCCAACAAAAACAAATAAAGCAGCCACAGAAATTCAGGCTGGTGTAATTAATGCGATTAAAGTATTTGCTCAACAAAACCTCGATACATTTAATTCATCATTTAAAGTTTCGCAGTTAGCAAGAGCAATTGACGACTCCGATCAATCAATTACAAGTAATGATATTGGAATTATTATTGAAAAACGTTTTGCTCCAGACATTACAAGAACATCAAGTTATACTTTAGACTTTGGCGCAGAGTTGGTTCAAGGTACAACTTCTCAAAGACTTGTTTCTTCGCCATCATTTAAATATCTTGATGCTGAAGGGATTGAACGTGATTGTTTTATTGAAGAAGTTCTACAATCATTTACTGGTGTTGAGAGTATTGATGTTCTAACTGGCGGCAATGATTACACAACAACTCCTGATGTAATTATTGAAGGTGATGGCGTCGGTGCAACAGCAAGAGCACTTATTGTTAATGGTTCAGTAAAAAGAATCGAAGTTGTAAATCAAGGTTCTGGTTACACATCAGCAAGCGTGACGATTTCTGGTGGTGGCGGCGCAGGTGCATCAGCTCGCGTCAATCTACAAGGAAGAACTGGTAAGTTGAGAATTTATTATTTCGATACAAATCAAATTAAAAAGACAATCACTAACGATATTGGAACGATTGATTATCTTCTCGGAGTAGTCAAGTTAAATAACTTCTCTCCAATTAGTGTTGATGATCCATTTGGAACTATGGTTATAAAAGTTGTGCCAAGAAGAAAAATATTCTCCTCTATTAGAAATAGAATTATCACATTAGATGTTACTGATCCAGCATCAATCATTACTACAATTATCCCAGTGATTGACGGTTAATAATATGTCTGCAGCCGAAAAAACAGTTTCAGCATTAATTGAATCTCAGTTACCAGATTTTGTTAACGCAGAGCATCCGCAGTTCAAGAGATTTCTTGAGTTATATTATCAATGGATGGAGCAAAATAATCCCGATGGTATTTCAAATACTGCGGGAAATACCATCTATCACGCGATGCAAATTCAAGATTATCGCGATATTGACGAGACTCCACCAGAGTTTGTAAAGTATTTTAAAGACGAAATTCTACCATATTTCCCAGAAAATACTTCACTCAGCACACAAAAGATTATAAAGGCTGCGAGAGAATTTTACAGCAAGAAAGGTAGTGATGAATCTCTTCGTTGGTTGTTTAAAGCATTATACGATGAAGATATCGAAATCAACTATCCAAAAGAGCAGATCCTTATCACCTCTGATGGTAAATGGGTTCAGCCAAAAGCATTTCGTATCGCTGTCACAGAACAAAATAAAAATCTAAACGTTAATCTTCTTGAAAGACGTCAGGTCGTCGGTGTTGATTCTGGCGCAACTTGCGTCGTGGAATCTGCAAATAGAAATATCGACCCAACCAATGGTAAAGAAATTCTAGAAATCTATGTTTCGAATTTGAAGAAACTCTTTAACAATGGTGAGTTCATCGAAATTGCTTATGTAGACGAAAACGGAACAGAGCAAGTTTTCACCGATCGTATTATCGGTACAATTTCTAACATCTTCGTCGACTCAAATATTCGTACAGATCCATCACAGCGAAGAAGAGGGTTGCTATACAACGTCGGCGATCCTGTTGTTTTTGTTGGTGGTCTTGGATTAACTGCTGAAGCCAACGACGCTGCAGCCATTGTAGGTAACGTTACACTCGGTTCTATCGAAGGTGTTATCACAACATTCAAGGGTTATGGATATCGCTTATATTCTAACACAGAAGTTATTGTTTTAAGATCTAGCGGCGATGATCCAAATGCAAATCAAAGTACTGATCTTCGTGTTGCAAATATTAATATTACTGCATGTACGGCAAATAGCCAACGAAACTATTTGGAACGAATCACCTATGATAAATCTGTAATTGATTATCTTGGAAGTACAACCATCGGAGACGCAAATCTAGCAGCGTTTACGCTCAATACAAGAAATATTGTTTTGAATGTGACTGAAGATGACGCTGATGATTATTTCTTGAACTACGCTGTTGTTTGGGCGAATGGGAATAATTATACTGACGCATTATTCACAGGCAAAATCGCAACACCAAACGGAAATACTAAAATTCTTGGCACTGTCGATGTTAGTACATCTAACGTTGTTATCGGATCAAATACTGCATTTGACGTGGAATTGAAAGTTGGGCAAAAACTAGAAGTTGCTGGTGAGCGAAGAACTATTGATGCAATCACAAATAATTTTTATCTAACAGTAACAGCAGGATATTCAGGAACTCTTACTGCTCAGTCAGCATATAGAATTGGTAATTTTGGTGCTAGGGGTGGATTTGGAACTGAATATACTGGTGATCTATTAATTTATGACGTCGCAAATACTGGTGTAATCACTGATGTTTTAAATGGCGCGCAATTAAACGTATTAAGCACAACAGATACTGCTCCTGGTGGAATTTATACTGCTGACAAATCTTTTACATTTAACTCAATAACAACTTATCTATTGCCAACTAATGCAAATAGTCAACTAGTTCAAGCATTAGATTTTGAAACGATAAACACTGGTGGTATTGATTTAATCACAGTAATCAATGGTGGCGGTGGTTTTAGATCAGAACCAACGCTTGACATTAAGTCATATTATGATACTCAGCTCTCTGAAAATTATGATTATAATGCTGAGTATGAAGATAAAGCAAATACAAGACAAATATTCACAGATCTGGGGGCAATTGCTCACCTTTGGATTGTAAATGGTGGAAGTTTATATTCTGTCAATGATACAATAACATTTGATGGTCGCGGTTATGGTGGTAATGCTTATGTTCAATCTGTTAATGCAACAGGCGCAATCACATCAGTTGTTCTGACGGATCGTGGCGAAGGGCATCTAGTTCGTCCAAATGTGATTGTAAATCGCGCAAGCCCAACGTATAATGCTGTCAGCGGTACTGTAAATGTTTCAGCAAGTAATAATTTTGTAATTGGAACGCTAACAAACTTTATTTCTGAACTAGCAGTTAATGATATTATTCGTGTTAATAGCGAATTGCGTAAAGTAACTTCGATTACAAATAACGAATACTTAACAGTTAACAGCGATTTCTTTAAAACAGGTACTGCAAATACAATTGAATTACAAGACGGTGAAGAAGCAACATTGACTGCATATCTTTATGGTGACGGTTCTGTTCACACCATTCAAACTTCTGCTGTGGGTCGTGTCAGAGACATTCGATTATTATATCGCGGATATGATTATGTTAATGTTCCAATTGTATCATTGAAGGTTTATGATGCTGTTCTAAATCCAGTTCCAGAATCTAGCGCATTTACAGAAACAGAATACATTTATCAAGGTGCAAGTCTTGAGACGGCAACATTTAAAGCAAACGTTAAGTCATATAGTAGAACAACAAATGTTCTTAGAATGTATGGTTACTCTGGTTTGATTGATCCATTTGTTTCTCTCAAAACTGCAAATTTAACTTGTGCTGTAAACGTTTCTGCGAATGTTCCAGTTCCAAGTCAGTATCCAGCCGAGATTAGAGCAACAGGTATCTCTGATCCAAATAGACCAGGAACATTTAGATATGGTAATGGTCGCGCAAGAGCACGCGCAACATTTGCCAACGGATTAATTGAGTTTAATGGATTCTATCTAAACTCAGACGGATTCTTGAGTGCTGATAAAGTTCTTCAAGACGGAGAAGTTTATCATAACTTCTCTTACATTGTTCAGTCTGAGAAAAATCTAGTCGAATATGAAACACCAGTTAAGAATATTGTTCATCCAGCTGGTATGTCGCTCATCTCTAAGACCATATTGAAAAATGAAGAAGATCAATTTGTTACGCAAGACAGCAACGTGCATATTATTATGCCTGGTCCTGGACCAGATGCTGTTACTGTGATGAATTCATATTCTAATATTATCACTGGTTATCAGACAATCTTCAATCCACCACCAAGCAGTTTACTATATGCAAATTCTAAAGTAAATGTTGGTGACTTGTTTATTGTTGACGACGGTGATCGCATCCCAATCTCTAGAGTTGTGACAGAAGTTATAAGTAACACATCAGTTAGAGTTGACGGTAATTTCATTTATCCAGGCACTGGATTAATGAGATCAAATGTTGTGTTTAATAATATTCCTGGAACAGTAACTGTAAATCCACCACTCCCTGGAACTGGAACCATTAATCCTCCAGTCACTGGAACTGTTAATGTAAATCCTCAAATAACAGGCACAGTCAATATTGATACCTCTGGCATTCAATTAACATATAATGCAATTTCTGGTACTGCTGGAATATCATCTGGAGCAAATACTGTTACAGGTTCATTTGGTGCTCTTGCCAACGGCACTGTTGATATAACTAGTGGTTCGAACGTTGTGTCAGGCGTATTCACTTCTCTTGCAAATGGTACAGTTGATATAACTGGTGGCGCAAACACAGTTACTGGATCAAGCACCACATTTGAACTTGATCTTGTTGTAGGAAATAGTATTAGAGTTAATAATGAAATTAGACTCGTTCAAAGTATCACTTCTAATACAGATCTTGTTGTCAACTCAAACTTTACAAATGACGCAACAACACAATCAGCATATAGAGGAAGTACAAGATTTGAATTGGATTTGGCAGCAAATAGCGTCATTCGAATCAATAATGAAGTTAAATTAGTCGACACAATTTCATCAAATGATTCATTAACTGTAAACTCTAACTTCACAGATAGTGGAACTGGAAATACTGTATTTAAAGGAAGCACAAGATTCTTGTCGCAGCTTGAGGTTGGCGATATAATTCGAATTAATAATGAACCTCGTATTGTTCAAAACATTATTGATAATAATACATTAAATGTAAATAGCAATTTTACAACAACTGCTACAGGAAGAACTATTTTCTTGAGCGATGGTTATATCACAACAAATACTGCGAAATTCTTGACTGGTAATGGGACAACTTTCGTAACCAATATTGCTGCAAATGATATTATCGTTGTAAATAATCAAATTCGTCAAGTTATTAATGTTGTTAATAATACTTTCCTTGAAGTTAATAGTCGTTTCTTCTATGCAGGAACAGATAATACTTGCTATGTAAGATCAAATGTAATTACAGGAAATAATACGACATTCTTGACAAACATTGCTAACGGCGATATTATTTCCGTAGATGGAGAAATCAGAGAAGTTATTAATGTCGCAAGTAATACCTCTCTGACTGTAAATGCCATTATGGCAAATAGCATTTCAGATTATTTGTTATACAAGCGCAGCAATGTGGTTGTTGGATCTGGAACCAATTTCGACCCTCAAGTTAATGTTGGAGATATTATCACAGTTAATAATGAAATCCGAGAAGTCACTAACGTGATATCAGATACATTGATGGAAGTCAATTCTGTATTCACATATTATGGCACAAGCAAATCGATCTATAAACAAAATAATCAAGTTCTTGGTGTGAGCACGTTCTTTGATATTAATCTTCTTGCGAATAATCTTGTTGTTGTAAATAATCAAATTCGCGAAGTTATTTCTATCGACAGCGGAACATTAATGACCGTGAACTCACCATTTACATATTATGGAACAGGAAATACCATTGGTAAACTCGCAAATTCAACTGTTTATGTTTACGGTAATACTGATTTGTTAACTGCTTATGTTGAAGAACAAGATAATATCAGTTTCAACATCGCTGCAGCAAATGTGTATAAGGCGCAAACTGGCACAGTTCAAATCTTTAATGTGAATACACAGGTTATCGGAACATCAACAAGTTTCAATACTGAGTTACAAGCAAATGATTTGATTATGATTAATGGAGATGTGAGAAAGGTTGTCAATGTCAGCGGCACATCAGCCCTTAACGTTAATTCCCCATTCACTCTAAATACCTCGAATCAGTTAATCTATAAACTTGCAACGATTCAAAATACGAATATTGTTTCCATATCAGCGAATACAATGTTACTAAACATTGCAATTCCTGCGAATGTTTCGAGCATGGTTTATCTGGTTGATCCAAATTATCGTAAGATCGTTACCATTGGCGGAACTGTAAATTGTAATTCTGGTAATGTAATCTTTGCAAATACTTCAAATACAAATACACCAGAATCGTTTATTGGAATTATCTATATCGGAAATGAAGTGATTGTCGATACAGAAACTCGAACAGTGACAAACGTTCAAGCAAATCAAATAACAGTAGATATTCCTCTCGACTCTCCAGGCGACGATAAATACCTCAAAGTCTTTGAAAATCACTCATTCAATGTTGTAACCTTTTCCGCATATTGAGAAATAAATGAAAGCAGTAACAACCCCAGCATTCTCAAACTTTATTATCGATGATCTAAGAGATCAGTTCGCAAATCAATCGAATACCTATATCACGATTGGTCGAGTGGTAGGAACTGGTGCAAATAGTTCGAATGTCGAAGATATTGTTTACACAACAAACGAACGAAATAAATTTTATCGAAAC